ATCGACACGTTCGACGTCGACTACGGCTCGCTGCAAACCTACACGGTAAACGCCGACTTCACGGCGGGTGCGACGACGCTCGCGGCCGTTTACGAGGACCTGAAAGAGATGCGGCGCGTCCTGGAGCGGGCTGGCTACGCCGGCAACCGCGTGTCGGTTGGGTCCAACGTTTTCGGTGCCCTTCTGGACAAGGTGAACGGCCAGTCCAACGACACGCGCATGACCGGTCGCCTCACCGATGACGGCGCGATTCAGCTCGGTGAGTTCACCATCATGGACATGTCCGGGCAGTACTATGACCCGGACGCGGAGAGCTACCAGGACGTGCTCGGTCCCAACGAGCTGCTGATGGACGACCAAAATGCGCCGTGGACGCACCTGTACGTGCGGATTGACAATTTCCGGATGCAAAATCAGTTCGGTGCGAATGCCCTGCGCGGGATGCCGATTGGCGTCGTCGCCGAGCTTTCCGGCGATGGCGACCGCATCCAGCTGTACTCGCAGAGCAAGCCGCTCGCCATTCCGCCCGTGAAGGCGATGCTTCGCACCGACGTCACGGTGACGTAAGCACCGGCGCAGAGCGCTGAGGCAGGCGCTGAAGGCACGCTCATACGCTGACTAACTTTACTTGCCCCGATGGCCTCGAGCCTCACGTCGACTGACGTAAGGGATGCCCTGCCCGACTACATGGCCAGGCGCATCACGTCGGACCATTCGAGTGCGTTCGGGGATGCGGCGCGGAAGGCCAACCTGTGGGTGGCGAGCCGCTACCGCAATTGCGGACTGAGCTCCAGCGACATCGACTGGGACGACGACCTCGTCCGCGAGGCAGCGATTGAGCGCGCCAAGTACGAGATCTACGCCCTCCAGGAGACCGAAGATGTCGCCGAGGACAAGAAGGAAAACGCCTCGGAGCTGATCGGGGGCGTGCTCGGGGGCTGCGGGGCCGAGGACGGAGACGGGT